GTTCACCATTAAAATTATTAGAAGAGGCTATATTGATTAATAATAAATTAAGATGAAAGTAGGATTTACATGTTCACCATTTGATTTATTACACGCCGGACATATAGAAATGTTACGTGAGTGTAAGAAGTATTGTGATTATCTTATATGTGGTATTAATACTGCACCGATTAAACGTAAAAGACGACCAGTTCAAAGTCTTATGGAAAGACATATACAATTGTCAGGTGTTAAATATGTTGATGAGATTATACCATACGAAAATGAAGAGGATTTAATTAATCTCCTTCAGCTTAAAAAACCTGACGTAAGATTTGTTGGATCAGATTATCATGGTAAACCATTTACTGGTGATGACTTAGAAATAGAAATAGTTTATAACAATCGTGACCACCCATTTTCCTCAAGGGAACTTAAAAATAGAATTATTCATTGGTCATTTGAAGGTAAAAAATGAAGATAGCTTTATTAAATGATACCCATGTAGGTGTTAGAAATTCAGCTGAAGTATTCATAAATTTTCAAAAAAGATTTTATGAAGAAATATTTTTTCCCTATTGTAAGAATAATAATATAAAACAAATAATTCATTTAGGTGATTATTACGATCATCGTAAATTTGTAAACTTTAAAGCATTAAGAGAAAATAGAAGACATTTCCTTGAACCTATGAAACAAGCTGGTATGACTATGGATATTATTCCAGGTAACCATGATGTGTTTCATAAAAATACAAATGACCTTTGTTCTCTTAAAGAACTCTTAGGATATTATACAAGCAACATCAATATTATAATGAAGCCTTCCACATTAAGTTATGATGGATTGGATATTCATTTATTACCGTGGATTAATCCAGAAAATTACGATCATTCCATGAAGTTTGTAAAAAAGAATAATGGTATATTATTTGCTCATTTAGAGTTGCAAGGATTTGAAATGATGAGAGGTATTAAACAACCAAAGGGAAATGGAATGGGTGTTGAACCTTTTAGTCATTATGATTTGGTATTATCTGGTCATTATCATGCAAGTTCACAACAAGGTAATATAAGATACTTAGGATGTCAAATGGAATTCACATGGGCTGATGCTGGTGACCAAAAATATTTTCATATATTTGACACAGATACCCAAGAAGTAGAAAGAATTGGTAATCCATTAACATTATTTCAGAAAATACAATATGATGATACTGACACAGATTATACAAATTACGATATAAATATACTTACAAACAAATTCGTTAAAGTCATAGTGGGTAATAAGTCGAACCCATTTATGTTTGATAAATTTATTGAACGAATATCAGAACTTAAGACGCATGATTTAAAAATTGCTGAAAATTTCTCTGAATTCTTAGGTGAGAATGTTCTTACTAATGTTGAGGATATAGAAAATACGACTGACTTAATGGCAAGTTATATAGATGGTGTAAACACAGATTTAGATAAAGGGAAATTAAAAACTCTAATGAATAGTTTATATAATGATGCTTTAGATATGGAGATACAGTAATGCAAATGAAAAAAATTTCAAAAAGTAGATGGACAATACTAGCACTTGTGGTAGTAGGTCTTATAGTTTTATTTAATATAACCGGCTGTGCAATGTTTGAAAAACAGATGACTACTATGAAAGGCTTAGTAGGCTTTGCTGGCGATAAAGATATTATAGTATGTGAGGGAACTGAATGCGTAGAGACACCGGTCGCGACCGAAGAAGTGAAAGGATAATAGACGAAGATAATAAAAGACTCCTTAAAGGAGTAATTCAATTTGCTTTTTTAGGAATTGTTTTATTAATCTCATTGGCTGTTTTGAGTGAAGTCGAACAGGTATGGACTGACTTTAGTCCAGAAGTTGAAGAAGTTACTTATGCTGCTGTTGAAGAAACAGTAGTTGAAGTTTCAGATCCAAAAGATGATTTGGATAAAGAAAAATATAGAGCTTATTTTGAAGATAAGTCTCTTGTATTAATGGTGCTTGGTGGTCTAGAATATTGGAAATTAAATTGCGGAACACTATCAGGCACTGGTGATTACTTTATGAATTTGGCCGTTAAAAAACATAGTATAGATATAAATGAAATGAATATGGATGCGAGTTTCCAAATGGGTCTTTTTGCAGCGACCTTATATAATGACTGTGACATATTTTTAGAACAAACAAATAGTATTGGTCTAGGAATGATGTTCAAAAAAACCCCTCAGGAGATTATACTTGATACAGTTCCAGAAACTAACATATAAGAACTTCCTCTCAACTGGCAACAACCCAATAACAATAGAACTTAATAAGAGTAAATCAACTCTTATTGTTGGTACTAATGGGTCTGGTAAGTCAACAATTCTTGATGCATTATCCTTTGCATTATTTGGTAAACCCCATCGTAATATTAATAAAAATGGATTAGTAAATTCAGTTAATGGAAAATATTGTGAGGTAGAAGTAAAATTTGAAACAGCTGGTCATAGCTTTAGAGTAGTACGAGGAATAAGACCAAATAAGTTTGAAGTATATCAAAATAATAAAATGATAGACCAACAAACAAACGTAAGGGACTATCAAAAGTTTTTAGAACAAAATATTCTTAAGCTAAATCATAAATCCTTTCACCAAATAGTAGTCTTAGGGTCATCTTCCTTTGTCCCTTTTATGCAATTAAAGTCTCATGATAGGCGTGATGTCATCGAAGACCTTCTAGATATTAACATATTTAGCAAGATGAAGTTCATATTACGTGAAAGAAACTCTAAAGCAAGGGAATTATCTAAAAATTCTAAAATAAAAGTGGATGGTCAAAGGGATAAAATTGGTTATCAGAAAAAACATATTAACCAATTAGAAGAAATAAATGAAGAAGCAAAAAAATCTTATGATTCAGAAATAGCAGAGGCACAGGGGAAAATAGATGCGTTAAATAAAGAATTAGATGCATGTCCACCTCAATCAGGAATAGAGTTTAAATTAAAGACTATGAAAAAAGTAAAAGATGATTTAATTTCTGATAAAGGTAGATGTCAACATGAAATGAAGAGTCTAGAGGAGAGGCATAAATTCTTTGAGACATCTGTGGCATGCCCAATATGTTCACAAGCTATTTCCGAAGATTTAAAGAAATCTATGGAGAGTGATATTATGGCATCCGGTCTTGGAACTATGAATGAGTTAAGTCATACTAAAGCTAAACTAAAATCTGCAGAAGATGCTTTGGAAAGTGCACGAAATCATTTGTCAAATGTTCAAGTTATAAATGCTAAAATAGCTACACATACTAATGCAATGTCAAATTTAATAAACAAACATGTTAATGAAGTTGATATGAATCAACCAACTACAGATTTGGTAGATATGACACTAGAGCTTGTTGATTTACAAGATACTTATACTACTTCAACAAATGAGTTATTATATAATGATATAGCTGGAGAAATGCTTAAAGACACTGGTATTCGAACGAAAATTATTAAAGAATACTTACCAGCTATGAATGCTCTTATAAATAATTACCTTCAAGTATTAGAATTTTTTGTATCATTCCATTTAGATGAAAATTTTCAAGAGACAATTAAATCGAGACATAGAGATGATTTTGTATATGATAATTTTTCTGAAGGTGAAAAAATGAGAATTGACTTATCATTATTATTTGCATGGCGTCAAATAGCTAAAATGAAAAACTCAACAAATACAAATTTATTAATTCTTGATGAGACGTTTGATTCAAGTCTTGATGAGGATGGTGTGGATAATCTAATGAAAATCTTATTGACTTTGGAAGATGGAACGAATACATTTATCATCTCACATAAACCAGATATGCTTGAAGGTAAGTTAAAAGATAAGATTGTGTTTATCAAAAAGAATAATTTTTCTCAAATTAGATAGAAAAATATTCTATACAACCCCTCTTTTATAGAAAAATAGTACTTTATGCGTTTTTTAGCTGCATAAAGTTACACGAAACGGCTCACGTATGGTATAATAGTACTATTAAATAATAAAAAAAGGACTAAACTTGATTACAAAAACTTATGATATCGACCCCAATACAACGGCTTGGGATTTATTGGATTTTCTTAAAACATTTAACGCTAAATTAATAACATTAAATCCACAACCAAATTTACCATTACCATCAATTACGATTTCTTTTCCAAAAATTAATCAAAAATCAATTGAAAATATACTTAAATAACAAAACACCTGGCCTACTGACTCGTTCGTTCTGGACCCATAAGTTCCCACACGAAACAGCCAAACTATGGTATAATAGTACTATTAAATAATAAAAAAAGGAAAAAAAATATATATTATGAATAAAGCGATAGAAAAATTAATGAATGATTATCCTAACAAGGTACACTTCACAACAACTGAAATTAAAAAAGCAGCTTCTGATATTGGAGAAAATCCAAGGTCAGCTTATACGTTTGTTAAATATAGGGAAAAATGCCCAATAGTTAGCAGAGGTACTTATGATTTAACTAATTTAATGCCAAAATCTGCGGCTCCTAAAAAGGACCCTAAAATGTCTTATGCTTCTACAACAGCAGTTGCTTCAGTTTCTAATGATGAAGTTTTTGTTCCTGATTTTGATGAAACATTTGTTGCTTGGGGTAACTTTACAGAACTTTTAAAAATCGTTAAGTCAAGAATGTTTTATCCAACATTTGTTTCTGGACTTTCTGGAAATGGTAAGACATTTATGATTGAACAGGCATGTGCAAAACTTAAACGTGAATATGTTAGAGTTCAGATTTCTCCTGAAACGGATGAAGATGATTTAATCGGTGGATTCCGTCTTATTAAAGGTGAGACAGTTTTTCAAAAAGGACCAGTTATTAAAGCTATGGAAGCTGGAGCAATCTTAATGATTGACGAAATCGACCGTGGTACTAATAAAGTTATGTGTTTACAAGGTGTTCTTGAAGGTAAGCCAGTTCTTATTAAAAAGACAGGTGAAGTCATTGAACCTAAAGACGGTTTTAATGTGATTGCTACAGCTAACACAAAAGGTAAAGGTTCAGAAGATGGACGTTACTCAGCTGCTACAATTATTGATGATGCTTTCCTTGAAAGATTTACAATTACTCTTGAACAAACATTTCCTACTATTAAAGTAGAGGAAAAAATTGTTATGAAGCATATGAAAAAATTCGAAAAGATTGACGAAGAATTTGGTAAGCTTTTAGTTGGCTGGGCTGATGCAATTCGTAAGACTTTTTATGATGAAGGTATTGACGAAGTTATTTCAACTCGTAGATTATGCCACATCGTTCAGACTTATTCAATCTTTAACAAACGTGATAAAGCAATTGCTTTATGTGTAAATCGTTTTGATGAAGATACTAAGGCTGCTTTTATAGACCTTTATGAAAAAGTTGATGCTACTATTAATGCTCCTGAAACGGATAATGATAGTATTGAAACTCTTGAAGAAGAAACTGAATGGAATGAAGATCCAAACAATTGGGAGGACGTATAATAATGAATTTATCAGCTCAAGAATATTTAGCAAAATTATTAGCCAAAGAGAACTTATCAGTTCAACATGGTAATTATTCAACAGCATCATTTGATGTTATGAATAGAGTTTTAAGATTACCACTTTGGGAAGACAAAGGTAAGGATGTTTATGACTTACTAGTTGGACATGAAGTTGGTCATGCTCTTTATACTCCAGCTGATGGATGGCACGATTCTGAAAAGAAAATTGGTAAAATTCCAAGAGCTTATTTAAATATCGTTGAAGATATTCGAATTGAACGTATGATACAAGAGACATATCCTGGTATCGTTCGTAGATTTAAAAATGGTTATAAAAGACTTTTTGATGATAACCTATTTGGTACAGATGATAGAGACATTAACAAAGCTGGTCTTATGGATAGGCTTAATGTTTCATCAAAAGGTAGAGGTTATGTTCCAGTTGAATTTTCTGATGAAGAGTCTCCTTTAGTTAAAGAAGCTATGGAAGTTAAAACTTGGGATGATGTTCTTAAAGTTTGTCAAAAACTATTTGATTGGGTTAATGAAAATGAGGAAGAAGAAGAAAAGCCTGAAGGTTCTGATGCTACTTTTCCTTCTAATGAAATGGCCGGTGATGATGATGCTCAAGCTGAAAAGCCTGAAGGTTCTACTCCTCCAGAAGACGATGAGGAAATGGACGAAGAAGGTGAAGGTGAAGGTAGTGAATCTGATTCTGAAAGTAAAGAAAAAGAAACTGAAGAAAAGAAATCTGATAAACATTCTCCTTGGACTGAAGAAAATTTTAGAAAAAATGAAAAAGATTTACTTGAAACTAAAGAAGACAAATATGATAAAGAGACAAAACAGTCTACTTATTCTGCAGGTATTTCTGATGAAAACTTAGAAAAAATTGTATTTACTTATAAAGAAGCTGCAGCAAAAAGAATAGAATGGTGTGAAGAAAACCAAAGAGATATTGAATATAGTGCTTATGGTAATCCAGCAGTTACAGCAGACTGGGAAAAATCAAAGCCAGGTTTAAACTCTACAGCTAATTTATTGGCTAAAGATTTTGAACGTAAGAAAGCAGCTTTTGAATATTCAAGAGCTCTTACTGCAAAGACTGGAAAACTTGACCCATTAAAGCTTCATGCTTATAAAACTTCTGAGGATATTTTCCTAACAACTACTCAATTAGCACAAGCTAAATCACATGGAATTATGATGTTCGTAGATTATTCTGGTTCAATGTGTGATATCATAGAAGATGTAACTAACCAAGCAATTACGATTGCAATGTTTTGTAGAAAAGTTCATATACCATTTGAAGTATATTCATTTACTACTGCTGGATGGCATGGTAGAGATCTTCAAGACGAAATTGTAGTTAAAGGTAATGAAATAGATGACTTAACTAAAATAAAAGTTGTTGAAATGTTTTCTTCAAAAATGAATAATAAAACTTTTGAAGAAGCTTCTAAAGAAGCATTTGGTATAAGTAAAGCTCATTCATATAGACGTGATTCTACATATTATATAGCTGGTGGCCAGCTTCATACAATTGATGCAATGGGTTCAACTCCACTTATTCAAACTACGATTTTAGCAGCTAAACTTACTAAAGCTTTTCAAAGAAAGCATGCAATACAAAAAACAAATATTATGATACTTACTGATGGTTACCCTGATACAGTTGGAATTAATGATGATGAACATGCTGATGTTAAAACTCATCGTAATAATAAAATGATTAACTTTAATGGTAAAATTATTTCCGGTGAAAGTGCTAGAGAACTTTACACAAATTGTTTAATTAGACTTAAGGAAATTACTGGTGCTAAAATGTTTGGTTTTCATTTAGCAGTTGATGCTTCTTCTTTTGGTCAAGGTTATTGGGATGTTAAAGAAAAACAACATATAGAGTTTAAAGATGTTATGAAGAAATGGAGAAAAGAAGGTCACCTTGTTTGGAAAAAACAAAAAGGTTATGATGATTACTTTATAATTAAAGTTGGTCAAAAACATGTTGATGATGAATTTGAACCTCAAAAAACTGAAACAATTAGAGACATTAGGAATGAATTCAAAAAATTCAATAAAAACAAAAAACACACTAAGCAATTAGTTGCGAAAATAACTGACGCGGTAGCTGCATAATGAAAAAATTAATCTTATTATTCCTTGCTGTACAAACATCTGTATTAGCAAATACTAATACTTGGTATCAACCAGGAAGTTATCCCGATTGGAACCACCCGAATACTTTCGGACATGAAATTAAAGGTGCTCCTAATTATTATAAATTCGAATCAAATCTAGGAAAAGATAACGATGTTTTAGATGAATTTAAAAATAATGACACAACAGGAATAATTAGTTACTTATTGTTTGAAGATAATAAAATTGTAATAGATGAAGTGGATATGCCACCTAAAATAATTAATGGCATGTTACCATCAAATTCTATGGGTAAAAGTTTAGTGTCTTATGTCACAGGTCACGCAATTTGTCTAGGATATATTAGTAGTGTCGATGAGGTAATGGATTGGGATTTACTTGATAATACTTTATATGAAGACCAAATATTAATTGATATATTAAATATGAGAGCAGGCGACCAAAGATATATTGGAGACTATACTCGTCCATCGAATGATAATATGTGGAAAGCTAGCGGTGAAAATTTAAATATGACTTCATTAGAAACAATAGCAGAATCAAATTTACAAGGTACTAAAAAAGGAAATCGTGTTTATAATTATAGTGCTTTAACTACTCACGTATTAATGAATTACGTAATTTATAAAGCTGGTGATAATTGGGAAAGATTATTACATAAAGTATTTAATGAAAAAGCTAAAGTTAAAAATAGTGTGTACTTTGAAAAAACTCGAAAAGGTGAAGGTTATTCAATACGATATAGCTTCTACGCAGATAGATATGATTATTTAAGAATTGCAAAAGCAATAATGGATGATTGGAATAGTGATGGATGTGTTGGTAATTATTTAAGAACAATACATGATAGAAGAATTGCAAAAAATAAACGCTTTAAAGAAGCATTAGGTGTTCATAGTTATACAAAAACTTATGGAGGTCAATTCCACTTTGATGTTTATGGAATGCAAGATACTATTATTGGACTAGATGGATTTGCTGGTCAACAAATTTTGATTAATGTTAATGATGAAAGGATAGTAGTTATTAACTCAAAATATAAAAATTATGATTGGGAAGAAATAGTTTATGAAAAAATTTAAAAAGAATTTATTAAAAACTGTTTACTTTAGCCGGTTTTTATGATATAATATAACTATATTTAAATGGAGAAATAAAATGATGAAAGAAAAAGTTAAACGTTTTGGGTGGTTTATGGCTGGCTTCCTATTTATGATGGGAACATATGCTATGGCTGGCACAATTACACATAGTGCAGTAATAAAAGACAACTATCGTGAAGTTGTTTATTTACAACCATACTCAGTTGAAGTATGCCAAAACCAACAAGTAACAATAGGCAATAGTGCCGACATTGCGAATAGTGCATTTTGGGGAGCAATCTTCGGTGCAGTTGTTGGTGATGCAATAGATGATGAGCATGGTAAAGTACCAGGAGCAGTAATTGGCGCATTGATTGGTGCTGAAGAAGGACAAAATCAAGGTGCAACAACTACAGCTATGGTGTGTAAGACTGAGACACGTAAGAAGTCTACTGCATCAAATGAATACTCACACTCAACTATTACATTTGATTACGAAGGTTCTTATTATGAAATCGACTTTATTAAAAGATAAATATGAAAGAAGGACCATTTAAGTCATCATTTGAAACAAGCACCAAAGGTGTTTTATATCAAGAATTAATTACATATAAAATTAATCTTAATGGTATGTTGACTAAAGAAACAGTTACACGAAGATTTAAACATGATGGTAATTACCATGATACTTCACATCACTTACCTCTTATACAGATAAAAGATAATGAAATTTAATGAATTAGAAAACATCAAAGAGTTGACTGAATATGTTGAGAGTACTTATTCAAAACATTACGCATCAGAAAATGGTATTCAAAGTATGGATTTAATCTCAGCTTCTGGCTTAGGATTAGACTTTTGTCTTGGCAATGTATTAAAATATGCGTCAAGGTATGGTAAAAAGAATGGAGCTAATCGTGAAGATTTAATGAAAATCATGCATTATACTCTATTAGCAATTAATGAACACGATTTAAAGGAAGAAAGTGGGTAAAAGAATTGACTTAAGAGGTTTAAAAGTAAGGCATGCAATTGACAGAAGAATGATAAGAGATTGCATAAGGAATTATGGAGATTTTGAATTAAACGAAGATACAGTAGTTCTTGATTTAGGATGTAATGTTGGTGGATTCCAATATTGGTTAAAAGATTCTCCAATAAAACAATACATTGGTATTGATGCTTATGAAGATAATATAAAATTTTATCGAGAAAATAATTTACCTGATAGGTCTAATTTCGAAATATTTCATGGTGCTGCAACTACATCTGAAGACGATACACATTCATTTTGGGTTAGAGAAGATGTAGAACTAGGTAGTAGTAATGGTCAATCAAATCCAAGTAAACGTCAGATGAGATTAAGAAATGTTGAAATGAAAGTACGAAACTATAATATTGATAAATTAATTAAAAAATATAAGCCAACAATTTTAAAAATGGATATTAAAGGCACTGAAATGTTATGGCTTGAAAAGAATGAAGGCATTATGCCATCATGTGTGAAACAATGGTTTGGTGAAATTTATACTAAAAAAGGTTCAATTGATTATGATAAATTATATTGGCCTATACAAAAAGAACAAGGTTTTAAAGTAACCTTCCTATTTCCAACTGAAAAATTTATTGGTATGGGAGATTGGTATAGTTTACCAAACTTAAATAAAGTTGATGTTAATGCACAGCTTTATGATTTAAATATTTTAATTAGCAGGAATGATATATAATGAAATTTAGTAATGAAATGAAAGAAGTATTGAGCAACTTCCAAACAATTAATAGTAATATTGCTCTTGGTGAAGATGGTATGATTAGATCAATGTCTACCTCAAAAACTCTTATGGCAAAAGCCAATATTGTACCAGAAGCACCGTACGAATGGCCTTATCAATTTGGTATTTATGACTTAGGTGAATTCTTAAGTTGTTTAAATATGTTCACAGATCCAACATTATCATTTGATGAAAATCAAAAATTTGTTAGAATTACAGATGGTATTACAACATTTAAATATCACTTCTCTGATATTAGTAGCTTAACAGTTCCAACAAATGATATTACTTTACCATGCGAAGATTTAATTTTTACACTTACGCATGATGAACTATCACAACTACGTAAAGCTTCTGCTACACTTAAAGCTAATCAACTTTGTATACGCATGAGTTCAACTGGAAGTCAATTTATTGAATGTGTAGTTCTTGATAAACAGAATCCAACGTCTAATGAATATACATTAAACGTCTCAAATTGTAGTATAAATACTACTGCAGAGTTTGATTTTGTATTTGATATAAACAATTTCAAATTCAAACCATCCGATGAATATATCTTCGGAATTGATAAGAAGCAAGTAGCTTCTGTAAAGGCTGGCAACACCAACTATTGGGTTGCTCTTGATAAAACAACAACATACAAGGAATAACTTATTATGGCAAAGAAAAATGAAACTGAATCAACTGAAGAAGGTAAATTCAATAAAGAATTAGCTAGTTCAGTAGATACTCCAGTTCCTACAGCACCACCACCTACAGGTGATGGTTTAAACGTTAGTGACATTAGAGCATGCGTTACAATTATTGATATTGTAACTAAGCGAGGTGCATTTGAAGGTGCTGAACTAGCAGATGTTGGTGCAGTACGTAATCGTTTAGAAAAGTTTTTAGTTGCTGCAGTTGCAGCACAAGAAGCTAAAGCTCCTACGACAGATGAAGTAGAAGCTTAAAAATTTAATTATATTATGAGGTATTTGTGGAAGAATTTTTATTTGTAGAAAAGTATCGCCCAAAAACTATTGAAGAATGTATTCTCCCTGATGGATTAAAAGATACATTTCAAGAAATAGTTCAAAAGGGTAAATTACCCAATATGATGTTCACTGGTTCGGCTGGAGTTGGAAAAACTACAGTCGCTCGAGCATTATGTAATGAAATGGGTTTAGACTATATGATGATTAATGGGTCCGAAGACGGAAACATTGATACTCTACGTGGTAAGATTAAACAATTCGCAAGTACTATATCATTACAAGGTGGACAAAAGGTAGTCATTCTCGATGAAGCTGATTACCTCAATCCCCAATCTACTCAACCTGCATTACGTGGGTTCATTGAAGAATATTCAACAAATTGTAGGTTTATATTAACATGTAATTTTAAGAATCGTATTATAGGTCCTCTTCATTCAAGATGTTCTATATATGAATTCAACATTGGAAACAAAAGTAAGATGGCAGGCCATTTTATGCAACGTCTTCAATTCATTCTTGATTCTGAAAACATTACATACGAAAATCAGGTTCTTGCTGAACTGATTATGAAATACATTCCAGATTGGAGACGTGTCATTAATGAGTGTCAAAGATATGGAATGAGTGGCACCATTGATACCGGCATTCTTGTTACTCTATCTGAGTCAAGTGTAAAGGAATTAATGAGTGATCTTAAAGACAAAAACTTTAAGGGTATGCGTAAATGGGTTACAGATAACATGGACGTAGAATCCGCAAAAATATTTAGAATGGTTTATGACAATATGATCTCATATGTCGAAGCTTCAAGTGTTCCACAATTAGTGCTTATACTTGCTGATTATTCATATAAAGATAGTTTTGTTGCAGATCATGAATTAAATGTAGTGGCATGTATGACAGAAATAATGTCACAAATTAAATTTAAATGATAATACTAATAGCAATTATTATTCCAATAGTGGTAATATTGTTATTAATATTTACTTAGGAGACCAAGATGGTTGAACAACTGGCAAGTTATGCATCTATTATTGTCGCATTGGCTATGGTTAATGTGGTGTGGCAATTAGATAAAGCAGCTAAATTATTACATAAGATGAGCAGACTTTTAGGTGAAGCAGTGGACGAACACGACAAACTGTGAATCCATTTGAAATAATTAAAGCAATATCCTCTACTAAAAAGGATATATTGGAAAATGAGAAAGACTATAATGGTTTTATGATTAATCGTGGGTTGTCTTATTTTCCTGATACGGTGATATTTGCAAATGAAATGAACAAATACCACCACTTAGATAACCGCCTGCAATTCGATTTTCTTATAAATATTGTTAGGAAGCGGAAACGTTTCTCCAAGTGGAATAAGTCTATTGAATCTGAAAATATCAGTGCTATAAAACAACATTATGGTTATAGCAATGAAAAAGCTCGTGATGTACTTCCGCTTTTAAGTGATGAAAATCTTAAAACAATAAGAGGAAGAATACAGCATGGCGGAATTCAACGATGAACTGGTTAATTGGAAACCAGATATGATGTTAGAAGTAATATTAGCAGAACCAGATGACTTTTTAAAAATACGTGAAACATTAACACGTATTGGTGTAGCTTCTAAAAAAGACGCTAAACTATATCAATCTTGCCATATACTTCATAAACAAGGAAGATATTTTATAACACATTTTAAAGAATTATTTTTATTAGATGGTAAGCCATCTAATCTTACAGAAAATGATTTAAAACGTAGGAATACAATTGTTAAATTAATGGACGATTGGGGACTACTTGAAGTAGTTACTCCTGTAGGAGAAACAGCAGCTTTAAACCAAATTAAAATAATATCCCATAAAGACAAGTCTGATTGGGAATTATGCCCGAAATATAATATAGGAATTAAATGAAACCTGTATAAATAAATTTGTAGGATGCCGAAAGGACCTGCAATAAACCGTAGTCATGGTGACTACACTTTTAACCTTGCTATTTAATAGGAGGACAATTATGTCAAACTTAGCATTTAACTTCCCAAGGGATACGTTCCTTGGATTCGATCAACTCTTTAACACATTAGCGGAAACAAATGTAACCGATGCTAGAGGCGTTGGATACCCACCATACAATGTCATTAAAAGAGATGACGGTCACTTTTTAATTGAAATCGCTGTTGCAGGATTTAAAAAAGATGATATCGATTTAACCCTTGAAAAAGGAGTATTATCTATAACCGGTAAGAAACATTCTGGTGCAGATACTAGAGATTATACACATCGTGGTATTTCTCAAAGAGGGTTTGAGCGTTCATTCACATTATCAGAAACAATCAAAGTTGTTGGAGCTGATATAGTTGATGGACTACTTGTTGTTATTTTGGAGAACGATATTCCAGAAGCAGACAAGCCTCAAACTATTAATTTAGGTGACCTGCCTAAGCACGCTAAAAAGCTGTTGCTAGGCTAATAAATACTAAGGAGCACTATGGCATATTCAGACCAAGTTTTAGATCATTATAATAATCCACGCAATGTGGGTAAGATGGATATAACTGACCCGAATGTCGGGACTGGTATGGTAGGTGCTCCTGCTTGTGGCGACGTTATGAAGCTACAAATTAAAGTTAAAGATGACATTATTGAAGATGCAAAATTCAAAGCATACGGATGTGGAAGTGCGATTGCTAGTTCTAGCATGGTTACAGAGTTGCTCAAAGGTATGTCATTAGACGAGGCAAAAAATATTAAGAATACTTCTATTGTAGAAGCTCTTAGTTTGCCACCAGTTAAGATACACTGCTCAGTCTTAGCTGAAGATTCAATTAAAGCAGCAGTAAAAGATTATCAAAATAAACAACCAAAGGAACATAGATGAATGAAGAAATTAGATTAATACGTCTTACGACGGGTGAAGAAATATTATGTGAAATATACGAACAAAATTCAACAAAAACAACTGTTAAAACCCCAGTATTATTAATACCAAACGAAGGTAAGATAGGCTTTATGCCTTATATGCCTTATACTGAAATTGGTATATTTGGGCTTGAAATCAAAGAAGAACATATTATGTTTAATGTTCAACCAACTGATGAAATGATAGACAGTTATAATAAAATGACTGACAGAATTATAAAACCATTAAAACCAAAAATAGTAACATAAGCTGTTTACTTTTAGTACAATTTATGGTATAATATAACCATGAATCAACAAACTTTCTATACGCACGCCTTCCGTCACGGTAAGGTAATCAAATATACAGGCTATGAGAATGGTGATAAAGTTTCATACACCATTCCATTTCGTCCTTCACTTTACGTCACAACCAAAAAAGAAGCTAAATGGCATGCGTTAAATGGCACACCAGTAGAACCAATACATTTTGGTAGTATGAGTGAAGCTACAGAATTTATGAAGCAATATAAAGATGTTCCTAATTTTGACATATATGGAAATACTAATTATGTTGCTCAATACATTAATGAAGAATTTCCTGGCAATATTGAATGGGATCGTAGTCTTATTAATGTTACCTCTCTTGATATAGAATGTAAGTTTGGCGAAGGTTTTCCTGACCCAGCTCTTGCCGATCAGGAAGTAACAGCCATCACAACAAAAAACAATATAGATGATGTTTATTATACATTTGGCTGCGGCGATTATGATAAAGAAAAATCTATAATGCAAACACATGAAGTTCGTTATATCAAATGTGGAAACGAAAGAGAACTACTTCATAAGTTTTTATATCACATGGCAAAAACATCCCCTGATGTTCTCACTGGTTGGAATATAGAATTTTTTGATATACCATATCTTATAAATCGTATAGCAAAAATCATTGGTGGGAATAAAGAGAAAATGTTATCACCTTGGCGAATGATCGACAAACGTGAAGTACAACAACCTTTTAGTAATAATATGCGTGTTAAATATGACATAAAAGGTATTACATGTCTTGATTATCTTGCAATATTTAAAAAGTTTGCATTTACTTATGGTCCACAAGAATCATATAAACTTGACAATATCGCTAATGTAGTTCTTGGTGAGAAGAAGCTTGACTTTGGTGAGGCCTCAGACTTAAATGAATTGCATGACACTGATTATCAGAAGTTTATTGATTATAACATTAAAGATGTAGAGTTGATTGACAGAATGGAAGATAAGCTTGGTCTTATTACGTTATGTTTAACTATGGCTTATAAAGGTGGTGTTAACTATGATTCAGTTCTAGGGACCGTGGCGATATGGGATTCATTAATCTATAGGGATCTCCATTCGAGAAATATAACAATACCACAAAACGAAGAATCAACTAAGGGTGCTTATCCTGGTGGTTATGTAAAAGAACCACATGTTGGAATGCATGATTGGGTATGTTCATTTGACTTAAACTCTCTATATCCATCAATCATTATGCAATATAATATGTCACCTGAAACTATATTACTTGACGATGAGTTAGGTGTTAATGTTGAATCTGTACTTAATAGTAAAGTCAAAAATACTCATCCAAATACTGCTTTAGCTGTTAATGGTACTCGATTTGATACAAGTAAACCAGGTGTTCTTCCTCAAATTATTCAAGAAATTTATAATGAACGTGTTAAATTCAAACAAAAACAAATTAAAGCTGAACAAGAATTAGAATTGTCCGGCAATAAATCAGAACAATATAATCTAGAAAAACGAATAGGCATTGCTAAAAATCAGCAGTTAGCTCTTAAGATTCTTCTTAATAGTTTATATGGAGCGATGGGTAATAAATGGTTCAGATATTTTGATATGAGAATTGCCGAAGGTATTACACTTACTGGCCAAGCAACTATCAAATGGGCTGAACAACATTTAAATAATTATCTTAATAAGACATTAAAAACTGATAAAGATTATGTAGTTGCTATTGATACAGACTCAGTATATGTCACACTTGATGAATTCGTTAAACGTTTTAAACCTGAAAATCCTGTTAACTTTTTAGATAAGTTATGTTCTACTGCATTAGAAAATACTCTTAAAGATTCTTTTAATGAACTATATATTAATCTTGGTGGTATAGAAAATAAAATGGTTATGGGAAGAGAAGTAATTGCTGATAGAGGTATATGGACAGCAAAGAAAAGATATATATTAAACGTGCATGACAATGAAGGTGTACGATATGCAAGTCCTAAATTAAAAATTATGGGTATTGAAGCTATTAAATCAAGTACTCCTGCGATATGTAGGCAAGCATTAAAAGATATGTTTAAAAGAATTATTGAAACTGATGAAGAAACAGTTCAAGCTGATATACAAAATTTTAAAAATATATTTTCTCAAGCATCAGCTGAGGAAGTATCATTTCCTCGTTCAGTTCAGAATATTCGTAAATGGACTGATAAAGAAACTATATATAAAAAAGGAACACCTATTCATGTCCGTGGTGCACTAATGCATAATCATTTAATTGATGACCAAAAGCTACAGAAAAAAGTAGAAAAGATACATGGTGGCGATAAAGTAAAATTTACTTATTTACGAAAGCCAAATCCAACTAAAGAAAATGTTATTGCATTTGTTGATTATTTACCACGTCAGTTTAAACTTGAGGATCATATTGATTATAATCTTCAATTTGAAAAGACATTTTTAAGTGCAATTGAACCAGTTTTAACAGCAGTTGGTTGGGAAAGTGAAAGGAGTATTACATTAGAATCTTTTTTTACATAAGCTATTTACATTTACAGTAAACTATGATATAATATACTATATGAATAAATTAGACTACGTAATATTAATTCTTTTATTTCCGTACTGGTTTATTCGCTATTTAAAGGAGAAATTATGAGCGCAGATTGGGTAAATGATATCAATCGTATGCAAAACAAATATGGTGTTAGGGAATGGATTAGCCATGCCACACCATTTGAACTTAAAAAATACTTAGAATTCCGATTAGATTTTATTAAAGAGGAATATGATGAAACAAAAGAAGCACTTATTATGGAAGACGCTGAAGAGATCGTTGATGGTCTTATTGATATTTGTGTTGTTGCTATTGGAACTTTAGATGCAATGGGTGTTAATGCGCACACAGCATGGGATGAAATATTTGATGCAAATATGAATAAAGAGGTTGGTATAAAAGAAGAACGACCAAATCCTTTAGGACTTCCTGATTTAATTAAACCAGAAGGTTGGGTAAACCCATCACACGAAAATAATCATGGCATTATTCCAACAGCGTTTGAACCAGATGTTGATGAAGATTTAAATGAGCTTATTGCAGAGAATTTAAAAAAGAAAGCTATGGAAGCTAATGTAGCCAGAACTGAAATTTCTGGTAAATATAATACTAATTGGACACCAAACGCAAAGGATATATATTTTGATTCACTTCCAGATGTTGTTTCAAGTGAAGGCAAAGGTCGTTGGCATCCAGAACGTAAAATAGATTTATTTAAAAAACTAAAAACAAAGGAGAAATAATGTATAGTTGGAGTAAAGATTGGCCAACCTTAACCGAACTTTTTTTCGGTAAAGGTAATGGACCACAAGGAGCTTTAAATGGTATGACCAAAGAAGCACCTAAGAAAAAGGCAACGTTCGATGAACGTTTTACAACCTCTAAGAAAAAATCAGTAAAAAGTAAGGATAAATAATGGATGAATTATATGAAAAGTTTGAAAAATTAGCTATAAGTAATGAACCATTAATGGCTGCAGGAATAATGATGGCACAAGCAATGAAAATTTATAAAGCCATGTTATCTGCAGATGAATTTAAATTAATGACTGAACATATATTAGAAAGTAGAGATATGATTCAGACACCTGACATACCAAAACTACATTAATTATGGCTAAACAATCTTGGAATGATTGGATTTTTTCCAAAACACATACTTATGATTCATGGTTACAAAAGTATAAAGGTAAAACTGTTCATGCACTTACTCTTAATGAACATACTAAATTTTCAACAGAATATAAAAGATGGAAAGCAGGCAATATCGAAAAAATGACATGAAATCATTAACACTGTTTAAATCAATATTTGATAATAAAACAAATAAGCAAATGGACTTTGAAGATTGGGTAGTGTTTGAAAAAATGTTATTTGATTTAGCTGAATATCCTCGTAAAGATAAAAAATCAGCACCTTTAATATCCCCTGCAATATATAAAGACAATACAACTCGTTCTAATGAAAGTGTCATTAGTTGGGCTGGTTGGTGTGCAGTAGATGTAGATGAACATCCATTTAGTGGTAATCTTGAACAAGAATTATTAGATGCTTATGGCAAATATAATCATGTAATTTATTCAACCGCGTCATCCACTACATCATATCCAAAATTTAGAGTTGTTTTTCCATTAAGTGTAGATGTTCCAAAAGAAAAAATTAAACATTTTTGGTTTGCTCTTAGTAAAGAGTTAGGTGATATAGTTGACCCTCAAACAAAAGATTTAAGTCGTATGTATTATGTACCTGGGAAATATGAAGGTGCATATAATTTTATATACAATAATTTCTGTGGTGAAACGATGGACCCTAATATTCTTATGCATAGGTATGATTATGTTGAGAAGTCAGGTTCTTTAATAGATAATTTACCTAAAGCTATTCGTGAACAATTACTTGCTCATCGTAAAAATGAATTAACAAATACAAGTGTGACTTGGAATAATTATAGAGACTGTCCATTTGTTAATAATAAATTAGTTAAAGAGTATAATGAAATAACTGATACGGGCTGGTATGCAAAGATGTATGCCATTATGGTTTCAATTGCTGGTAATGCGATACGTAGAAAATATCCTATTACTGCTCAAGAAATCACAACATTATGTAAGGAAATTGACTTTGAAAATGGTAATTGGTATAAGTCAAGACCCTTTGACAAGGAGGCAGATCGTGCAATCGAATACATCCACAGTAACAGTTGATACAGGTGAAATAGGCGAACAATTAATAGAAGAATTTTTTCCTAAAGCAGAACGAACCGATGATTGGTTTGATTCTAAAAAAGATGGTACTATAAGGGAAAAAACTTATGAAGTAAAAACATTTAGGTTAAATAATAAAGACCAAGGTTTCTGGGTTGATAGTTCTCAATTTCGTAAATTAGATAATGTTGATATATTATACTTTGTTAAAATCCCTGAATCATTAGAAGAGGGTGCAACTATTTATGAATGTATGGACCATACAGGTGAGGATGCATATGAAGCTTTTAAGTTAGGACCAATCAAACAAATGAGATGTTATTTTCTTGATAATTGTAAAAAAATTACAAATATTAGAGATGAGAGAACTGATGTATTATATCATAATTCAGTGGCTATGTCAAAGCATAAAAGATTTACATAAGCTGTTTACTTTAGCCTATAACTATGATATAATATAACTATATTTAATGGAGTAGTATATGAAAGAATCATTAAAAGTTTTACAGGCCGCTGCAGAACTTCAACAACAAAAATCAAACGATTATCAAAATCCTAATTCTAGGATTCGTCAAGCTGACTATTATCCTCATGGATGTTCAACCATATTAGATACAATGCATGCAAAAATATTACGTATGCATTCAGTTATCGAAGCTATGGAATCTGATCCAAATTACACACCAAATTTTGAATCTCTTGAAGATTCATGTATTGATATTATAAATTATTGTTCATTTTTTGTAAGTTATTCACGTGGTAAAATGGAAGGACAAAGTCCTGATCGTGACTTTTTAAATAGAATTATAAATCCGATAAATGCTGATTAGACCATATAGAGTAACAGATGTTCGTGACTATTTTGTTGGTGCAAAAGGTCATGATTATGCTATGACTACAGATAAAACTGGTGTCAAATGTCTTGAACTTATTGGTGCATCATTCCTTGCAGATGAACCTGCAATATTTGGTACACCTAATATAGACTATATTAAAAGAGAAATTGATTGGTATAAATCTATGTCTTTAAACGTTAAAGATATATATGGACCAAATAAACCACCACCAGAAGCTTGGCAATATGCAGCATCAAATAAAGGTTTTATTCATTCAAATTATGGTTATTTAATTTGGCATAAAGATAATCATTACCAATACGATAATGTCATACAAGAATTAAAAGCTAATCCTAATTCACGTAGAGCACTTATGGTTTATAATAGACCAGAAATATGGAATGAATATGATATGGATGGTGCTTCAGATTTTATATGTACTAATTCAGTAGCTTATTATATTCGTAATGGTAAATTACATTGTTCAGTATCAATGCGTAGTAATGATGTCGTATATGGATATAAAAACGATTATGCATGGCAACAATTTGTATTACATGATTTGGCTTATGATTTAGATTTAGAAGTAGGTAATATGATTTGGCAAGTACAAAATTTACATGTTTATGAAAAGCATTTTGACTTAATTAAACCATTAACATCAGCTGCTGCAATTGATAAAAGTTATAAAAGCGAGTGGAAATGAAGATAGGTGTAATATTAGGTAGAGGAGTTGAAGGCGTTGGTGTTACAAAGAACGTTGTAGAATTCCAAAAGCTTTTCCCTGGAGTAGAAATATTTGCTACAATAGATAAATTATGGCCTCGTAGAGAGTCTATGAATTTTCCAGTTACTTATTTTAGAGGTGCTGATTGGGATATGGTTAGTAAACCAGCTAAAAAGTTCCCTAATTTAATTGCTTCTAACGATGTAGTCCATAGGATTAATCAGCTTGATGCCTGTATCATTTGGAGCATACCTTCAAAGTCACATTCAGAAGAGTGTATAGACAATTTTATAAGACTATTAGCCAATATTAATGTTCGTAAAGGTCTTGTACAGGTTGACCATAAAATGGCATCTATAACTCGTAATGCTCGCCTTGCCGATGTTTGTAATAATGTAGATGTTTTAATGTGTCATTCAGTTGAGAATGATTTCGCAAGATGGACACGAAAAAATAATGTAAAGACACCATTGACTGACATGGGTGTTGGATTTAATTTTAATAAAGATTATTGGAAACCAGTCGAAGACCAAGATACACGCTATGTTCGTTGGGTTGGCCGTACAGCAATGTGGAAAGGACCAGATGTTATGATTGATATACATAATGATCATTTTCGTAAAGCAGGATTTATTACAGTACTTGAAGGTTTAGAAGCTTCAATACAATATCCATTGGTATTATATAAGAATTCAAAAGAATTAAAAGATCGTAGAGATGTTATCAATTTCTTCAGGCCTGAAAAAGGTTTAGATATAAATGAAACTAGACATCCTGTGTATGGTTCAGAAGAAGAAGATATGGGTGCATATCTTTATTCATCATATACACATTCTGAAATGATGGAACGTATGAGTCTTGGTGGATTTGGTTCAGATCTTATGTACTTTAAGAAAAATCTTTATGGGAACAATCTTGAATATTGTCATACAGATTCATTTGCTGCAGGCGTTATACCAATATTCCATAAACATTTATGTGATAATGTAATACATCGTAAGCTTGATTGTCCAATTAGTCAATGCGCAAATAATGGAACAATAGGTATTGACCATACTAACGCAGCTGAAATGACAGAATTAATGCTCCTATTAAGACATGAGAATAATATGCGAGCTGAATGGAGAGAGCAAATGTTTGAATTTTGGAAAGACCATTGTAATGCAGACATTGTATATAATGACATTATAAATAAAACATTAAACTTTAACAAAACAGAAGATGTTGGATTGGAGGCATTCTTTTGATACCATTTCCAAATAAAAAATATAAAACTATATATGCTGACCCTCCGTGGAATGAACAAGGAGGAGGCAAAATAAAAAGAGGTGCTGATAGGCATTATGATTTAATGAAAACTGAAGACATAAAAAATCTTCCAGTTCAAAATATAGCAGATGATGAGTGTTGGTTATATATGTGGGTCACTAATAATTTTTTAAAAGATGGTCTTGATATTATGGAACATTGGGGATTTAAATATATAACTAATCTAGTATGGGCAAAAAATACTATAGGTCTTGGATATTATTTTAGAGGTCAACATGAACTTTGTTTATTTGGCAAAAAGGGTAACTTAAAACCTTTAGTAAAAAATGAAAGTACTTTAGTTAAAGCTAATAAAGCTGAACATAGTAAGAAACCAATAGAATTTTATACTAAAATTGAAAATCAATCACATGGTCCTAGGATAGAATTATTTGCTAGGAATATAAGAAAAGGCTGGGATGCATGGGGTAATGAAGAATTAACAGAAGAAGTAACATTAGAGGAATATTTCGTATGAGAGTAGTAATTACAGGGTCACGTGGTTTTATAGGTGGACATTTAAAAAATAGATTAAAACAAGATGGGCATACCATTATTGAATGGGACCATAAGATTGAGAAAGCAATTGAAAATTTTAAATTAGATAATGCTGATTATGTAGTACACATGGCAGCTTGGGCTGATGTTCGAGCAAGTATAAAAGACCCTAATAAATATTGGGAAAACAATGTGACTAATACTACTAATATACAAAGACAATGTAATGAATATAAAGTACCATTAATATATGCATCTTCTTCTTGTATTCATGAATGGCATAAATCACCTTATGGAATAAGTAAAAAAGTAAATGAGGAGACAGCATTCCCAGGACAAATTGCATTAAGATTTACTACAGTTTATGGTGGAGCTGGTGCTAATAGAGGTATGTTTATGGATAATCTTAAAGATGGTAGTCTTAAATGGGTAACAAATCATGTTCGTGATTTTGTACATATTGATGATGTATGTGATGCAATTATTCTTTTAATGTATTTAAGTAAAACAGATATGTCATCATATAAACTTGAACCTTCTCCTAAACTTTTACCAGCATATGATATTGGTACTGGTACTGGTTATGTAGTATCAGAATTAGCTCAAATGGGTGGGTATGATGTTAAAGGAACACCAGGCGATGAATGCGAAGCACTAGACAATACTGCAGATATTACTGCAATGAAAGAATTGGGTTGGCGTCCATTAGTTAATGTAAAGAATTATATAAAAAACTTATGAAGTGGGCAAGTATAGTACCTCTTATTGGAGGTGAAACAATAGCAATGGAAAAGGTCTTTGAGAAAAGACCAGCTTATATGATGTCATATAACGAATTTGAAGCTAATGATGCTCATATAGTAGAACATTATAGAAAGCAATGTAGTGACCCTGAAGATGGTGCCAATTATGTTCCTTATTATATATTAGAAAATAAACGTAAGAATGGATTTATCTGGCATGGTCGACAACAAGGTGAAGGTCCCGAAGGCGAGATGAATGGAAGATATGTTGATGTTGTTAATACTATATGTCCATGTGCTGGTCTTTCTTCATTAAATGTTAAACCATCTGGTGATGCAGAAGTAAATGATTATATGACCAAGACTGCTAAGTATGTCTTAGAAGAAATAGGTCCAAAAGTATTATGGGGAGAAAATGCACCGCGATTAGCCACTAAATTAGGTGAGCCAGTTGTAAAAAAATTAAGAGCTTTAGCAAAAGAGAATGGATATACACTTTCTTTATATAAAACAAAAAGCTTATTACATGGATTAAGTCAAGTTAGAGACAGGTCATTTTATTTTTTCTGGAAAGGTGATAGTGTACCTATGTTTGATTGGTATGATAGGCCTAATGAAAAGATAGAAGATACAATTCGTAGGGTTAAAAGGGACCCGACAGACCCGATGTCTGCACTGGCTAATACCAAAACTCCAAGTAAGGATGACTTATATTATAAGTATGTGTTGGAAGTAATACATAATGGTATGAGTCATAATGATTTTCAAAAGACATTAGAAAAAAGTATTAATGTTCAAGGCTATATTGAAAAACATAGTAATTATAATGACTATGCAGATTGGCTAGAAACTTTTGGTGAAACCAAACAAGCAAAAAAAGCTAGAGCTATGCATAAGAAATTATCAGTTAAAGGTACTAATATAATGAGACGTACAAGTGAAATACCAGCTGATTATATAGGCGCATTCGTAGGTCATATGCCAATGAATTTGACTCATCCAGATGAGGATAGATATTTGACATATAGAGAATGTATGGAAATTATGAAATTACCAGAAGATTTTAATATGATAGACCCAAAAAGAAATCTTAATCACTTATGTCAAAATGTTCCAGTGACTACTGCAATGGATATGGCATATAATATTAAAAGATTTTTATATGGTAGGTCAGAAATGATATATGATGATTTTGTTATACAATGTAATAAATCCCATTCAATTCAAACCACACCAAGCACTTTAGATAAATTCATGTAAAAGGAGAAAATATGGGAATAATGGATAAATTACAGAAGAATTCTAGGATTAAAGAGACAGCAACTCTCGATAAATCCAAGATTTTTTCTAACCAAGAGATGGTACCAACAAAGGTTCCAATGATTAATGTTGCTTTATCAGGCGACCCTGATGGTGGATTAACATCAGGACTAACTGTATTAGCAGGACCATCAAAGAATTTTAAAACATCATTTGGATTATTAATAGCAGCAGCATACTTAGAAAAATATGATGATGCTATTTTATTATTCTATGATTCAGAATTTGGTTCACCCCAACAATACTTTAAGTCGTTCGGTATCGACACTTCAAGAGTACTCCACAGCCCAATTAAAAATGTCGAGGAACTGAAGTTTGATTTGATTAATCAATTAGAGAATATCGAACGCAAAGACAAAGTCATTATTATGATTGACTCTATTGGTAATCTTGCTTCTAAAAAAGAATTAGATGATACATTTGCAGAGAAATCTGTAGCAGATATGTCAAGAGCAAAAGCTCTTAAAGGTTTATTTAGAATGACCACACCATATTTGACAATGAGAGATATACCATTACTTGCTGTTAACCATACATACCAAGAGATTGGTTTATTCCCTAGAGCTATTGTATCTGGAGGTACGGGTATCTATTATTCAAGTGATAATATCTGGATTCTCGGTAGACAACAAGAGAAAAAGGGTACAGAAATTATGGGTTATCATTTTATTATTAACGTAGAGAAATCTAGATTTGTTAAAGAGAAATCTAAAATTCCTATTAGTGTTACATGGGAAGGTGGTATTGAACAATACTCTGGATTATTAGATTCAGCAATGGAAGGTGGATATGTAGTTAAACCTAGTGTAGGTTGGTATTCTAAAGTTGATAAAAAAACTGGTGAGATAGAAGATAAAAAAGTTCGTCAAGCTGATACACTTAAAGAATCATTTTGGAAACCTATCTTTGCTAATACAGATTTTAAAGAATATCTTAAACGTAAATATGAAATAGGTCATGCGGAGATGATTAAGAGTGCAGATTGAAACATTAATCTTACGTAACTTAATGCTCAATGAGGATTATACTAGAAGTGTAATCCCTCATTTAAAATTACGATATTTTGAAGAACCATATAGGGCAGTCTTTAATGAGATTATTAATTTTGTAACTAAATTTAATGCACTACCAAGTGCTGATGCATTATCAATTGAAATGAGGAATAATCCTAAGATTGGTTCTGATTCATTAGCTCTTATTCCTAAAATAAGTATTAAAGAAGGTGAACAAACTGTTGAATGGTTAACAGAAAAAACTGAGAAATGGTGTCAAGATAGAGCAATCTATTTGGCAATTATGGACTCTATTAATATTATTGAAGGTAGACATGATACGTTAGATAAAAATTCATTACCTGAAGTATTAAGTGAAGCTCTTTCAGTTAGTTTTGATTTAAGAGTTGGGCATGATTATGTAGATGATTCTGATGCTCGTTATGAATTTTATCATAGAGCAGAAGAACACCTCCCATTTGATTTAAAAATGTTTAATAAAATTACCAAAGGTGGCTTAGTTAATAAGTCTCTTAATGTAGCTCTTGCAGGTACTGGCGTTGGTAAGTCATTATTTATGTGTCATGTAGCAGCAGGTGCTTTGACTCAAATGAAGAATGTATTATATATTACTATGGAGATGGCAGAAGAACGCATCGCAGAAAGAATAGATGCTAACCTTATGAACGTACCTCTTGACCAGTTAGAAAATTTGTCAAAAGATATGTTTGATAAGAAGATGCATAAGCTCACCGATAAAGGTGTAGGCAAATTAATTGTAAAAGAATATCCTACAGGAGCAGCAAGTACTATTCATTTTAGAGCATTACTTAAGGAATTAAAACTTAAACGTGACTTCATACCTAATCTAATTTGTATTGACTATTTAAATATATGTGCCTCTTCAAGAATGAAAGCAATGGGTGGTGCTATTAATTCATATACTTATGTGAAAGCAATTGCTGAAGAATTGCGTGGCATGGCAGTAGAGTTTAATTTACCTATTGTCACTGCCACACAAACTACTCGTTCAGGCTTTGGTAGTTCAGATGTTGGATTGACAGATACATCAGAATCATTTGGTTTACCAGCCACAGCTGATTTAATGTTTGCTATTATATCTACTGATGAGTTAGAAGATTTAAATCAATTAATGATTAAACAACTTAAGAATAGATATAATGACCCAACGGGTAAAAATAAAAAGTTTGTTATTGGAGTTGACAGGGCTAAAATGAGATTATATGATGTAGAAGATACTGCCCAAACTCTCAATGTAAGGGACGAACCACCTAAAGAAAATAAATATGAGGAGTTTAATGTATGAGTACTTTAATGCAAGGTAAAGCTTGGGGAGAAAAATATATACACTTAGCTAAAGAAATATCTACATGGTCTAAAGACCCAAGCACTAAAGTTGGTGCTATAGTTGTAGGTTGTGATGGTCAAATATTATCACAAGGATTTAATGGTTTTCCAAGAGGAATAAAAGATTCTGATGAGAGACTTAATAACCGTGAGAGAAAATATGAATTAGTTGTCCATGCAGAAATGAATGCAATATATAATGCATCTCTTAATGGAGTATCTTTAAAAGATTCTACGCTATATGTATATGGATTACCTATATGTAATGAATGTGCAAAAGGTATAATCCAAGTTGGTATTAAAAAGGTTGTTGCAATGAGGCCTACAGTATATAATACTAAATGGGATAAATCAAATAAGAATGCTGAAGCTATATTTAGAGAAGCCGAGGTTATGTATTTAATAGATGTGGAAGAAGAATGACAGAGAAAAAAATCCCATTTAAAAGATGGTCATTTGTAGACAAAAATAATTTAGATGACCAACATTGGTATGTACGATTAGAAGGTGGTGAATACCATGGAGTTATCTATAGATACTTAGATGTAAAATTAAATGAAACTACTGAATCTATAAATTTTGATTATGAAATAGTAGAATATCCAACGAATAATCCTCATGGAATGCCTGCATTTAATTTAGCATTAGGTGATATATTAAAAAGTATATTAGATGATGCTATGGAAAAACAGGACTATGTGCTAGGTAAAAAGTAATGAATATGAAAGAAACGCTGACAATTTTGTCAGAAGAGTGCGCAGAAGTAATACAAGCAAACTCTAAATTAATTAGATTTGGCACATATGATGAAGACAATATAGCCGAGCTAGAAAAAGAAATAGCAGATGTTATAGCTGTGATATTAATTTTAGAACATTATGGCTATGTCAAGATGGAAAATATACAAGAAGGTATAATTCCTAAGCTTCAAAAGCTAAAAAAATATAGCAAAATAAAAAACATTAATAAAATCATCAAGAATTTATAACTTATAAATAGTTCTATATTTATAACTAACTTAGGGTTTTTAATGCACTCCTTCAAAAATCACGTAGACGAGGCCTCAGGTCTCAAATTTATTTCCTTGCTTCCTCCAAAGGTAAGACACGCTATAAAAAGATATGCTCACCAAGATAAGTATAAAGGTGCTTTAGCAATGTATCGTGAATTAAAAAAGAATAAAGATATTAAAAGTAGAAAGTTATCTAATAACAAAATAAAAAGTATTGCAGCTGACTATTTTAATTTAGATCATAAAGAGTTTGACAAAATACTTAATCGTAAGACAAGATACGAAGAAGCTCCTCCAGGAATGTCAAACACAGTAAAAAAATTTAAAGCAGATGGCATGGATCCCGATAAAGCATTCGCTCTTGCTTGGTCTATATACAATCAGAAAAAGAATGAAGCGGTAGAATATATAACAGAAGTTAATAATTTATCTAGATCTGTATTAGCAAGAAATCCAGTAAGATTAGATGCTTTTATTAAAAAAGTTAAAAAGGGTGATGGATTTAAATTAATTAATACTGATGATACAGTTGTATTGCATAAAGATATGATAGCTGGAATTACAGTAAATAGTAATCCAACTACTGATATGCCAAATAAACCAAAAGATGTAGATGGTAATATACTTACTTGGGCAAGTTTAGAAAAGACTGCTGAATTTGGTGGACAAGGAGCAAGTAAAGAACCTACTGGTGCTGAATGGGAAGCACTTATATCTGTAGGTGTAAACAGAGCAGTACTAGGAAACTCATGGAAATTAGGTAGCGATGAATGGAATAATATTGAAAAATTCTGGGATGACTATGGACCATTTGCAATGAAACTTGGTGAAGAATTTAAAACCCGTTATAAATTAAAAGGATTAAAACAATTAGGAGCTTCAACTGCCCCTACAAGTGCTGAATGGAAAAAAACAGGTGCAAATGATAGAACACCAAAAACTGATATGATAAATGATAAAGTTCATATATCTCTTAAAAAGTCTGGTGGTTCTCAATTAATGAGTGGTCAAGCTGCAGAAACTTTAAGTACCTTTAATGCTGCAATGGCTACATATTCAGGAAAAAATCCAAGAGGTCTAATTAAACTTATGTCTAAAATAGAAACAGATATGGGTAAGATGACATCTAAAACAAGTATTACAGCTCTTAAAAAGATGAGAGATTCAGGTAAAAAATTAAGCCAAGCTGATGAAGATAAACTTACAGAGTTTAAAGGCCTTGATAAAATAGCTAAAGATTTGACTGCACAAATGAATAAAATATTTACAAGTGATGATTTCAAAAGTCATTTTTGTTGGGAAGCCGCAACAGGAGAAACAAAATTTGGAATAGGTGCTGATGCAACAGCAACTCATGTAGTAACATTTCATCCAAAAGGTTATATAGAGGCTGACTTAATATTAGACTCTATACAAGGTGCTGGAATGACATTAGCAAAAAAGAATAGTTTTTATGTAGCATTTAAAGGTGGGGGTAGACCAGCTTTAGTTACAAGAGCAAAAAATGAATCATTTGCTGATATAGTTAAGTCAGAATGTGCAGAATTCTTAACTGAAGAGATGGAACAACTAGATGAGTTTGCATTATTTGACAGATTAAAAAAACAAGCTAGGAATGTAAGCAATGCAATAAAGAATCAAGCTGGAAAAATAATAGATCGTATTATGATTAGGGTTAGTCAAGCATTTAATGCTATGAAAAAAATGGGTGAAAAAATGATGGCAGGTTTACTTGAATTTTTTAATTTTGAAGTTGATAAGATTAAAGTTTCTGGCGGAGGAGATTTCCCATTAGTATGAATCTAAAGACACACATAGCAGAAGCAAAAAATACGCACATGACCCATATCGAAGATATGGTTATAGATGGTGGTGTACAAGGTGCACGCGGAGCTATTTTTGCTTTAAGAGATTTAAGAGATATGTTAGCTGGTCATACGAATGACACCAAACAAGTTACAGTCAAATGGGATGGAGCACCTGCCGTATTTGCTGGTATTGACCCATCTGATGGTAAATTCTTTGTAGCTAAAAAAGGTATATTTAATAAGAACCCAAAAGTATATAAGAGCGTTAAAGAAGTTAAAGCCGATACAAGAGGTGATTTAGCAGCAAAGCTTACAGTAGCATTTCAAGAATTAAGTAAACTTGGTATAAAAAAAGGAGTCTACCAAGGTGACATTATGTTCACTAAAAAAGACCTCAAAAAACAAACAATTGATGGTGTGAAGTATGTAACTTTCCACCCTAATACTATAGTATATGCAGTACCATTATCAGCAGCGCAAGAGATTATGAGAGCGAAGATTGGAGTAGTGTGGCATACTTATTACTCAGGCGCAACCTTTGAAAATATGAGTGCATCCTTTGGTGTAACCATTGGTGCATTCAAAAATGTCAGAACGGTATGGCAGAAGTCTGCTAACCTACCAGACATATCTGGTTTAGCCACATTAACAAAAAAGGAAACAGATGAAATTACGAAACACATATCAAACGCAGGAAAGCTCTTTCAGAAGATCGCCTCTACGACGCTTAATGACGTGGCTACAAATACGGATATTAATTTATTTTTCAATACCTTTAGAAATACGAAGGTTAGAGCACAAGATGAAGTCACAGACTCATCAGCCTATGTACGAGAACTTATTGACTGGATTACTAACCGCTATAATACAGAAAAAGAGAGACTTAAAAGCGATGCTGGTAAGGATAGAAAGGAAGAAGCGAAGCTTGCAGCATTAGAATTCTTCTCAGATGACAATAAAGATGGCCTTATAAGTATGCTTGATATGCAAAATGAGTTAGTAATGGCCAAGAAAAAGCTATTAACACACTTGGATAGCATGGATAGTATAAATACATTTATAAAGACTAAAGACGGGTTTAGGGTAACAGGCGCCGAAGGATATGTTGCTATTGACCATTTAACAAACGGTGCAGTTAAAATTGTAGACCGAATGGAATTCAGTTATAACAACTTTAGCAAAGACATAATCAAAGGGTGGGAGTCCGAATCACGATGAAATTAATAGACAAACTGGTAAAAGAATTTACCTCAATAAACGAAAGGGTTAGTGGCAGAGATACAGTCTGGGATAGCGATAAAGGAGAGGTAATAGATTACATGCTAAAAGATCGTAGATTTGGATTGCACGCAGCTAAATTTGGTTATGAAGATAGTGAAGATATTTATTTTGATGACGATGCATTAGTATTTAACTCTACGACAGTTGCACGTACTAAAGCAAATACTACTGTTGATGATTTAATCAAATTAGTTTTAAAAAGAAAAGCATTGCCGAAGCATCCAGATTGGACACCAGCATTTGGAAAAGAATTAAAAAGGAAATACGGATGATAAAAATAAAAGAATTAAGAGAAGCTGCTGGCCACCAAATTGAAGTCAATTGGGATATGGGTCGAGACTTTATGCATGTAGATGATTGGGCCGATGCTGGTGTATATGTAGATTCAGAAGATAGTGGCAGCATTACCATTTCTGGAACTGACAAAAATCTTCTAAAATGGTTAGTCAATGATTATGGCATGGACAAAAAAGAAGCTCAATCAGAAATTAAAAAAGGAAAAAGGGTGAAGATATGAAATCATTAAAAACACTAATAAACGAGGCCTTTAACGATAAGACTAAGATAAATCAAATGGGTGAACTTCAAACAAATAGATATCTTAAAAAAGATCGTAAAGTAAAAAAAATCTTAGGTGGTAGAAGTTTATATTGGGATGATGTTGATTTAATTATAGGTAATGATGTTGTAATATCTGTTAAAGGTGATGGTAATGAAACAATGGGTGACTTAAAGAAAGCTATTTATAAAGCTAAACTTTCACCTATTCCACGCGATAAAAGTAAAGCTGCTGCGCCAGGTGAAACTAAAGTTGGCAAATTTAATATTAAATTACCTACAGAAATTGGTGGTAGTTATGGTGGTGATGCACATAAACTTGATAAACCACGTGCAATTGTTAAAACAGATGCTGCCAGCGCAAAAGAAATTCAAAAAGCTGTTAAGGGTCTAATGAAGCGTGGCCCCGAAGGTAAAGGTGTTAAGTTTCGTATGATGAAACGTAAAGACCATGTTGCAGTATACCTTGACTTTGATGATGATAAAATAATGAAAAATGCACTCAAAAAAATAGCGGGGATAAGATAATGGCAATAAATGTACAAGCAGCATTACAAGAAATGCAAGAAGCAATAGAATTAAAAGAAAAATGGAATGAAAAGATGTCTATTAAAGGCCTTGGAGAATTCCGTAAAGCATATGAAACATTAAAGAAATCTGGAGTTGATAAAAGATTTGTGGCATCAATGGAAAAATTCTATGATGATTTAGTAATTGGCGGTCTGTATTCTTCTCGTTCGGCTGAAGATGCTGGTATCGTAAGAATAGACGGAAAAACCAAATACAAAAACGCTAATTGGTAAATGTCAAAATTATATACATTTAAAGAACACTTAATTAAAGAGGCCGCCGCTAAAACGGTCACTGTTAATTTTGGTCGTTTTAATCCTCCCACTATTGGTCATGAAAGACTCTTAGATATTAGTATGAAAAAAGGTACAGGCGATCATCGTGTGTATGCAACCCAAACTCAAAACGCTAAAAAGAACCCATTAGATTGGAAGACTAAAATTAAATACATGCGTAAGATGTTTCCTAAACACGCTAGACATGTTCTTATGGATAAAAAAGTTAAAGATATTTGGGATGTAGCAGTTACTTGTTATAAAGATGGATATACAGAATTTGAAATATTTGTTGGTGATGATAGGCACCAAGAATTTGTTAAGCTTTTAGATGATTGGAATGGCATTAAAGGTAGACACGGGTTTTATGAATTTGATGTATTAGACGTTCAAAGTGCTGGTATAAGAGACCCAGATGCTGAAGGTGCAGAAGGTATGTCAGCTACTAAAATGAGAGCAGCTGCTGAAGACAATGACTTAATTGCATTTACTAAAGGTGTACCAAAGAAATTTAAAGATGCCGAGGGACTAATGAAAGCAGTCCGTAGTGGTATGGGTTTAAGAGAAGAGAAATCTTTTAGACAAGATGTGAAATTGAAACGAGCCTCTCATTTAAGAGAAAAATTTGTGGCTGGTAATTTATTTAATGTGAATGATGACGTAGTAACACTTGATGGTGTTGAAGGTACAATTAATAAACTAGGGAGTAATCACGTTGAGGTGAGACTGAAAGAATCAGAAAGATTTAAAAATTTCTGGTTATCAGATGTATGTTTAAATAATTAGGAGATATTATGAGTGGAGAAACAAAAAAGATGTTCCCAATTGGAACTAGTGCATCATTAGGTGGTTATATTTCACCAGGTGGTGAATTAATAATGGCAGTGAATTTAACCCAGAAAGAAGTTAATGATTGGAATGGTGTTAAAGTTGATGAAGCTAAATCATATTCAAATAGGTCCTCAAAGGATGATTTAGAAGAGTATGGTAGAACCGTTGGAATAGAATTAGACAAACGGAAAAGTAAAAAAAGTTTATTGAGACAATTAAAAGAGTTCGTTAAAAAATAACCATAAATAATATTATGGAATTGACTAAAGATAACTTTGAGTTATACGCGGCCAAACATTATCAAAAAGATAAGTGGTCGACAGATGCAGATTTTAAGGAAGATATATCAAGATTTAAATATATCAACCGGCTAATCAATAGATATTATCGTGATGATGACTTGAAAGAACGACTGATATTAAATCATATTATTATATTAGCTAATGTGTTAGGACCAGATGTTTGTGCAGAAATCTTAATGTCTAAAACACATATAACTTTACGAAGTATTATTAAAACCTTCTTGGTATATTTAAATTATTTGCCAGAAGATAGTTATGTTGAAGTCCCATTAGATTCAACTATTATAGATGTATTAAGGAAATTATAAATGAGTAAATATTTAAACGAAGGTGCTGTAGATTTAATCATAACATTTAGATTTATTAAATTACTTGTGACGCCTTGGAAAAAAACACCTGCATTTAATGAAGGCGTAATTGACGCTGATGGGAAACTATTAGTTAAAGGCAAAGATCAAACCTCAGCTCAAAAGAAAACTTATACATCTTTCCATAAATTAGTCTTTAATATTAAAAGATTAATGGAAAAAGTTCCATTCGGAAGAACTCGAATAGCTTCTTATGCAGCAGCTCTTTATCTACTTAAAGAAGAGCATGGCATGGCTGAAGAAGATATACTTAAAGTATTAGAAGACTTAGGTCATAATACTGCAATTGACTTAGAGGAACGTATTAAAAACATTCAAGAAGGTCAACACATACTAAATGATAATATTTCAGATCATTCAAAAGGAAGTATTATTTATTTAGATTCTATAAAGCCTGTAGATTATTTTGCAGGTGTTCCTATATATAAAACAAGAGAAAATATTCTTATATCTGCCGAAAATATTCTGTAACATAATTTAATTGGAGTGAAATGACAACTGGACTTGTAACAAAGCGTAGTGGTGATACTGAACTATTTAATATTAATAAAATCCACCGCGTTCTTGACTGGGCTTGTAATGATTTAGTAGGTGTCTCTGTTTCTGAAATAGAAATGAGAGCCAATGTTCAAATATATGAAAAAATGGATTCAATTAAAATCCATGATCTTCTTATCAAATCCTCATCTGAACTCATAACTGAAAATACACCTAACTATCAATTTGTAGCAGCAAGGCTTATTAATTATAAGCTTAAGAAGTTAGTATATGGTGATAAAAACCCTTGGCCTCTTATTGATATTATAAATCATAATATTGAGGCTGGTGTATATGACTCAGATATATTAAATAAGTATTCAGAAGCTGAAATAGATTATATAAACAATTATATAGTTAATCATTCTAGAGATGATGACTTCACATACGCTGGTATGGAACAAATGAGGTCAAAATATTTAGTACAAAATAGGTCAGATGGAACACTATATGAAACACCACAAGTGCTTTATATAATGATTGCCATGACATTATTTGGACGATACAATGGTAGACGCATGAAGTTTATAAGAGAATTTTATAATGCTATAAGCCAGTTTTATATATCATTACCCACGCCAATCATGGCTGGTTGCCGAACTCCAACAAGACAATTTTCATCTTGTGTAGTACTTGAATCTAATGATTCATTAAATTCTATTAATGCTACTGCAACATCAATTGTTTCATATATATCAAAAAAGGCTGGTTTAGGAATTAATGCTGGTAAAATTAGAGCAGTAGGTGCTAATATTGGTGATGGTTCTATTGTACATACTGGATTAATACCATTCCTTAAATATTTCCAATCTGCAGTAAAATCTTGTAGTCAAGGTGGAGTACGTGGAGGTGCTGCAACAGTCTATTTACCTGTATGGCATTATGAATTTGAGGATTTAGTAGTATTAAAGAATAATAGAGGTACAGAAGAGACTCGTATACGTAATATGGACTATGCCTTTCAATTTAATAAGCTTATGTATGAGAGATTATTAGAAGGTGGTAAGATAACATTCTTTAGTCCAGACGATGTTCCTGGATTATATGATGCATTCTTTGAAGACCAAGATTTATTTAAAGAATTATATGAAAAATATGAAAGAGCATATTCAGTTAGAAAAAAATCTATGTCAGCCTTAGAAGTATTCTCTCAATTCTTAACAGAACGCAAAGAGACAGGCCGAATATATCTACAAAATGTAGACCATGCAAATACACATGGTGCATTTATAGAGAAGCAAGCGCCGATTCATCAAAGTAATTTATGTTGTGAAATTGATTTACCTTCACATGGGTTAGAATCATATGACGATACAAATAAAGGTGAAATATCTTTATGTACATTAAGTGCAATTAACTGGGGATTAATAAATGACCCATCTCAATTTGAACATTATTGTGATTTAGCTGTACGTGCTTTAGACTCTTTATTAGATTATCAAAATTATCCTATTGTTGCAGCACAAAGGTCAACAATAAATAGGAGACCATTAGGTGTTGGTATCATTAACCTTGCATATTTCCTAGCTAAGAGAGGTCTTAAATATAATGATGAAGCCTTAGAAACTGTTGATGAATATGCAGAAGCTTGGTCATATTATCTAATTAAAGCCTCAGCAAATTTAGCAGAAGAGCAAGGATGTTGCTATAAAAACATGGAGACCAAATATGGTCACGGGATACTGCCGATAGACACTTATAAAAAAGAGGTTAATGAACTAATCAAACATAAAGAAAGAATGCCTTGGAAGCAGTTGAGAGTGCAGCTTAAGAAAAAAGGTATACGAAATTCCACTTTAATGGCCATTATGCCAGCTGAAACATCAGCTCAAATTGGTAATGCTACAAATGGTGTAGAACCACCAAGGGCTTTAGTGTCATATAAACAATCAAAAGATGGTATAATGGCACAAGTTGTACCACAAATATATAACCTAAAAAATAAATATGATCTATTATGGGACCAAAATGGACCAGAAGGTTATTTAAAAATTATGGCTGTTTTGCAGAAATATGTTGACCAAGGAATATCTGTAAATACATCATATAATCCAGCTCAATATGATGACAATAAAGTTCCAATGTCTGAAATGATGAAGGATTTAATTACATTTTATAAATATGGTGGTAAACAATTATACTATTTTAATACAAATGATTTAACAATTGAAGATGAATCAACTGAAGATTTATCGAGAAAAGACTTTAATACACAGCAAGAATATGATGATTATTGTGAATCTTGTACCCTTTAGCTGTTTACATTTGCCATAAACTATGGTATAATATATAATATGGAAAATCAATTTTTTATATATATACTATATTCTGGGGAAACTGGATAACCAGAATCATTTCATAATTGGTCAATCGACACGTAGAAAAAATATATATATAATAACATGAGAATTTTTTATACCGCAACACGGGTATGAAAATGATACACCTTCGAAATAAGGCTAAACTATTTTTTAAAACGACATAGGAGAATATATGTTAGATAAAATCACAAGCGGCGTAGCAGCTGCAACGGCTATTGGTATTTCACTAATTAGCTTGGCTATCGTTTTACAGGTAGTCTTTGGCGGTAGTGTACCTTTCCTTGGCGGTGACGTCATTGGTACTATTATCGGCATAGTTCATCAGCTAGGAGACGCTGGTCTAGTGGGATTAATTGCTGCAGGAATTCTGTGGAAATTACTTTCATCTGATGATGCATAAATAACATTCATTCAAAAATGAAGTGAGTTATATAAAAACGACGTAAAGGTAAAAGTAGGAGCACTTAACACGTGGGTTCAATTCCCGCCTCCTCCACCAAATGGTATTATGTAGTACCATTTAGTGGGGGAGACCTAGGCTTCGATTAGGTAGCAGATCCGCTTGAGACTCGTCAGTCAACGAAGACTTTAAAATGAAAAATTTAATCGGCAAAAACGATTATCTGTTAGCTGCATAATAGCTAACTGAGGTTTTCTCCGGAGTTCCTTATCACCAAATACTCCGGTCCTTTTTTAATATACATATTGCTATGATAAACTTAACCGACCTTGCTGTTGAAAAATTAGAAAAACTTCTACCGGGAAAGTTAATGCTTAGAGTATTAGTTAAGACCACAGGTTGTTCAGGCCTAGCCTACCATTTAGAGTATTCCCTTTATAAAAATATTAATGACATTAAAGAAATGGTCAAAGGTATTCCTGTTGTTATTGACCCTAAATCATATGCATATGTTGATGGATGTGAGATAGACTATAAATACGAAGGTCTTAATGAAGGATTTGAATTTTATAATCCAAAAGAAAAAGCCAGGTGTGGCTGTGGAGAAAGCTTTACGGTATGAAAAAAAGTGTATTTGAGATAAACACTAAACACCATTTAGAGAAAGATTTATTTTTTGATGAAGGTGTTGATATAGCACGATATGATGTGGTTAAATACCCAGCCTTACAAAAGTTATATGAGAAAATGTTATCTTTTTATTGGACACCAGATGAGATTGATGTCACAAAAGACAAAATTGATTTTGGTAAATTAACAGAAAATGAAGAACATATATTTACAGCAAATCTTAAGAGACAAATTCTTTTAGATAGTGTACAAGGTCGTAGTCCTGACTTAGCATTATTACCATTAGCAAGTAATCCAGAATTAGAATTATGTATAGAAACATGGGCATTCTTTGAGACCATTCATTCACGGTCTTATACTCACTTAATCAGAAATGTTTATCCTAATCCATCTAAAGTATTTGATGAGATTAAGTCTATTCCAGAAATATTAGATTGCGCAAAAGATATATCTGTACATTATGATAACCTAATTAATTGGAAAGGACCATACGGCAATTATAAACATAAAAAATTATTATACTTATGCATGATTTCTATATATATGTTAGAAGGTATAAGATTCTATGCGAGTTTTGCATGCTCATGGGCATTCGCAGAATTAAAACAAATGGAAGGAAATGCAAAAATTATTAAATTAATAGCAAGGGATGAGAATTTACACCTCGCAGCAAGCCTTAATATAATTAGAGCTCTTATTAAAGATGATAAAGATTTTGTAAAAATTAAAGAAGAAACACATGACGAAGTAATGAAAATGTTTGATAGATGCTTAAAGCAAGAAGAGGAATGGTGTGATTATCTATTTGGTAATGGTTCAATGATTGGTTTAAATGGTGAGCTCCTTAAAGAATATGTAAGGTGGATATCAGCAAAAAGAATTAAGAGTCTTGGTTATCATGTTCCATTCACAGTACACCAACATAACCCATTACCTTGGACAGAGAAATGGATTAGTGGTGGAGCAGTTCAAGTAGCTCCACAAGAAACAGAAATAACGTCATATGTTTTAGGTGGCGTTAAACAAGATGTTAATAAGAAATCATTCGAGGGATTAAGTTTATGAGAGCAGTTATATGGAGTAAGAACAATTGTGCTATTTGCGAAAGAGCAAAAGCATTCCTCTTACATAAAGGAATTAGTTATGAAGAGAGAAATATTGAAGATGAGTTCAGTCCTTGGACTCCTGAAGATTTTTTTAAAGCAGTACCAAATGCTAGGACATTCCCTCAAATAGAAATTGATGGAAAAATGATTGGTGGATTTGATATGCTAATGACTCATATGCAATTAGGAGAATTAAGTTTATGATATGTAATAATTGTAATAGCCAACCTTTTGAGGTTATGGTTAAGGATGAAATGGGATTTGCTACTGAATCAATTGAGTTGGATGCACCAGCTACTCATTGTCCATTTTGTGGGTCAAATTTAGAATGGGCACAACGTGGAGGATTTGATGCAGGCGAATATGATGAAGACCGATTGGATATATAATGAACGACAATTTACTTCTGATGATATTGGTGATTTTTATGGTTTTGTGTATCGCATTACCAACTTGGTCAATGGATATGATTACGTTGGTCGTAAATACTTTAATACCGTCAGGAAGCTAAATCCTTTAAAAGGTTTTAAAAGAAAACGTAAGGTCACAAAAGAAACAGATTGGCAAGAATATTGGGGATCGAGCAAAAGATTATTAGAAGATATTGAAAAACACGGAAAACACAACTTTAAGCGCGAAATCATTTTTCTCTGTTCTTCCCGCGGTCAGACGAATTATATGGAGGCTAAAATCCAATTTGAAGAAGATGTACTGATTAAAGAAAATAATTATAATGGAATTATAGCTATCAAACTAGGTGGTGGTTCTATAAAAAATTTATCAGAAGATTATTATAAATCAAAATGGTTAAATTTAAAAAAAACTATGTACAATCAACCTAAAATATGATATAATATAGATTATGGTATTAGTAGACTTCAATGGTTTAGCAATTGGTTCAATAATGGGTTCTTTAAATAGAGGTGAAGGACTCTCTGAAAGTTTAGTTAAACATATTATTCTGAATAACCTTAGGTTATATAGGAAAAAATATTCTATAAGTAAGTATGGCAAAATAGTAATATGTTGCGATAGTCCATCTTGGCGTAGAGATGTATATCCAGAATATAAAGCAAATCGTAAAACTGGTAGAGAAAAGGATAAACATGATTGGGCTGCAATTTTTGATTTAATTGATTCAACATTAAATGACATAAGGGAGAACTTCCCATACGCAGTTATTAAAATAGATAAAGCAGAAGCAGATGATATTATTGGTGCTTTAACTATTCATAAAGCATGTCCTCTTGTAGGAGAAGATGTAGTGATTATATCCGCAGACAAAGATTTTATTCAATTACAGAAGCATGGCCACGTTATTCAATGGTCACCTTTATTTAATAAAATGGTAAAGGACACTAATCCAACAAAATATTTATTTGAACATCTTTTAAAAGGTGACTCAGGTGATGGTGTTCCTAATGTATTAAGTCCAGACAATTGTTTAGTAAATCATATTAGGCAAAGTCCTATGACTAAAAAGAAAATGGCAGAATGGTGGAATAATAAAGAAAAACTTAAAGAAGTTATGCCACAAGAAGTATTTAGAAATTACATACGTAATAGAGAAATGATTGATTTAAATAGAACACCTGAAGCAATTAAAAAGGAATCTATTGACCAGTATGAAAACTATAAATACCCTCAAAGAAGTAATATATTAACTTACTTAATAGAGAATAGAATGAAAATGTTAATTGAAAATGCAGGAGAGTTTTAATGTTAGAAATACATGAAGTTTTTACAACCCTTGGTAGAGCTAATAAGCCTGAAGAAAAGGCTAAAGCATTATTAGACAATGATAGTGTAGGATTAAGAACACTTATGCGTTTGAATTTTGATCCTACAATTAAATTAAATGTAAATGATGAAATAGAGTATGAAGAAGCAGAAGAAGCTAAAACAACGTTACATAAAGAAACTAGGAATTATGCAAGTTTAACTGATGAACGTACATCTAAGGATCGTAATTCAAATCAATTTAAAGATATATTAGAATCTCTTGACCCAAGAGAAGCTAGAATTTTAAATGCAGCAAAAAATAAAGAATTAAAGATGCGAGGTTTATCAAGAAAACTTGCAGTTGAAGTTTGGGGTAATAGGATATTTCGATGAGTAAAACAATGATACCGTATGTTATACGGAAAAGAGATGCTAATAAAAATGTATTATCTAAAAAAATTATGAGTCATGGAACATTTAGGTGTAAACGTCATCCAAACAGTAAAAGGTGTCAACAACCTTGAATGATGAAGAGTTAAAAGAATTTATTGAATATTTTAAAGATGAATTACCAAACCCAGACCATCATCCATTGAAAGTAATGTGGTTATATAGATGGTGGAAAAGTATAGTCATAAGGAATAGAGATGCCAACTTATACATTCAAAAGTAATAAAACTGGGAAAGAATGGGATGATGTAATGTCTTATAAAGAACTTGATAATTATTATGTAAAGCACGATTGTGAACAAGTAATAGGATTACCTACGACAATATCAGGAACTGGTGATATTAGACATAAACATTCTGATGATTTTAATGATAGACTTAAAGAAATTCATAAACATGCTGGTAGGCATTCAACAATGAGTGATACAATTAAATGATATTTAAACACGAACCAGTTAACTTAGGTTATAAAGACCTCAAATCAGTTACCAAAACTAGTGGAAGGAAATACTCTACACCTAAAGGTGACTACCCATCAATAACAACAATTCTTGGTCAATTAAGTAAAGCTGCTATTATGGCTTGGCGAGATAGAATTGGTCATGAAGAAGCTAATAAAATTTCAAGACAAGCTGCTGGTCGTGGTACAGCAGTTCATGCTATATGTGAGAGATATGTTAATAATGACCCTGATTATGCAAAGGGTGTAATGCCTAATATCCTATTTGATTTTAATAGAATTAAAAATATATTAGATGATCGTATAGGAACAGTATATGGACAAGAATTACCACTATATTCTGACCATTTAGGAGTGGCTGGGAGAGTGGATTGTATAGCAGAATTCGATGGTAAATTATCAGTCATTGATTATAAAACCTCACGTAAGACAAAAAAGAAAGAATGGATTGAATCATATTTCATGCAAGAATGTTTTTATGCAATTGCTTGGGAAGAAAGAACTGGTCAACCAATAACACAATTAGTAACAATCATCTCAGTAGATGATGCTCCAGCTCAAATCTTTATCGAACATCGTGACGATTGGGATAAAAAGCTAGTAGAAGTAATAGAAAAATATTCTACATAATCCCCTTTTAAAAGAAAAATAGTACTTTATGCGAAAATAGTTACACGCGGGCTGTAAACTATGGTATAATAGTACTATTAAAATGAAAAAAGGAAAAATTATGACAGTTACAGAATTAATATACAGGTTAGTCCAACGATCAGATGGTCAATGGCATGACAGAACGGATGATACTTTACACATAGGTTATTCTGGCTGGGAAACTAGGCGAGAAACTGAACGTTCAATACTACAACAAAGTGGTGTTCGATTAAGTGAAGTTCGTAGATTGCAGGACGAAGGTGTTGTTACATCTTGTGTCTTAGATGATTATCATGTTGGACTTACGCTCGATATAGACCAAGTTTTAAGATATACAGATTGGTCACTTCAACAATTGGAGCTTTGGTAATAAAATCACCTGGCCTACTGACTCGTTCACTCTGGACCCATAAGTTCTTACACGAAACAGCTCACGTATGGTATAATAGTACTATTAGATAATAAAAAAGGAAAAAATAAATTATGAATAACATTGATAAAATCGCAAAATTAATCGCAACATTAGATAATGATGGTTTGAATAAAATTATCCCTATCTTTAAACAACATCGCAAGACATTAGCTCATGCAACCAAAATGGATTTAAAGGTTGGCATGAAAGTTTCTTGGGGTGCAATGGGACACGGGGTGGTTGATAAAATTAATCGCACTAAATGTGTTTGTACTAGGAATGATGGTCAAAAATGGACTATTCCTATGACAATGTTGAGGATTCAATAATGGAAAGCGAAATTATAGTATTTTTAGTTTTATTAGGAAATTTATTTTTACATATATCTTTAGGGAGATTTTAAAATGGTAGTAAACGGATTAGAAGCAAGATGGGATGACTTAGTTGACTTTAAACAAAAAGGTCGATGGTTATGTATTTACCAAAAAGGTACAGATGGTCTTCAAGATAAAATAAAAGGCCGCGGCCCTTGGTATACATATAAAACCCAAGAATGGTCAAATGAAAAACAATGTTGGGAATCAATTCCTAAGATTACATACACATGGACTGCAGATATGGTCCGTGAATTTTATAATGAACGCATGAAAGAATCATGGGTTATGTCACATGCTTGTGACTTTTAAGGAGATAATATGACACTAGATGAATTAATGATTAAATATGAAAGCCCAGACAATGAAACAAGTTTGGCAAAGGGAATACCAATAAAATTACTTTCTTGGGTTCAAGGTGAATTTAATAATCCTTCACGAAGAAAAGTAAGGTATGTGTTTAGGGGTGTATCAGGTGGCTGGCGTTTTGGTGTTTGGTATAAACGACCACAATCATTTTGTCATAAAGGTATGGCAGATACATTTGCAATTTATAAACGTTCTAAAGTGTGGTATTCAGCATGACACTTGAAAATATATTAGTAGTCACATTAGCAATTGCTAATGTCATTGTTTGGACTTGGGTAGGGATAATTATATATGCGTGATTTATTATGAATGAAACAATGGGACAAGTTGAGAAAAAACCATTGCTTGGATTAATTGCAAATTATTTACGTGAAGAAACTTCAATTGCAATTTATAATAATCCTGATAAATTAAGGCATGTATTTGCTAGTCAAGGTGAGAAATTAATTAGGAATTACTTTAAAGGTAATATTCGTTCAGCTGGAAATAGCTATGATATTGATGCTGAGATAGGAACTATTGAAGTAAAATCAACAGGTGGAGGTGTTGTTAATGGAATTCGAGCTAAATATAAAGCAGTTGGCAATTTACATCCTAAAAAAGATAAGTGTGATTGGATTGCTATTGTTGATTTTGAATCTCAACGAGTTTCAGTTATACCAAACAAAGTATTTTATAAACGTGCCAAGTTAACTGAAAAAGCACATAAAGGTTCATTTACTTGGGCTGCAGATTATGGACAAAGACTACCCGGCACAAATGTTCATTTAAACACAGAATTGTTTAAAGAATATGAAATCGATGCAAACAAAGAATTTAACAAAATAGGAATGGGAGACAAATTATGAGATGGGCTGAAGCCACAATTGAAAAACGCAAGTTGGAAGGTGTTCGATTACGTTCTTGCCGATTATGGTTAGACGAAAAAGGATTTCATCCATTTCTTGACCAAGACGAATTATTAAGACCAGATATGCAAAAAAGCATGAGCTGTAAATATAATGAATTGCCTAAAGAGGCATGGGATTTAATGGATAAATATGATGCTGAAAAAGCAAGGAAAAGTAGATATGCTACGTGATTCGAAAGTATTAAGGAGTGTTCGAGACAAAGTTATATTAACTGACTGTGATGGAGTTCTATTAGATTGGGAGTACCATTTCTATAAGTGGGTTTTGGAGACTCATGGTTTAGAGCAAAAAACAGCTTTATATAGCGTTGCAAAAGCTTTAGACATTCCGTGGAAAGATGGTGCTAAATTAATTCAAACATTTAATAAGTCTGAAATGATGAAGTCATTATCACCTCTTCGTGATGCTGTTAAATATGTTCGTAAATTACATGAGGAGCATGGATATATATTCCATGTGATTACCTCACAAACTGATGACCAACTTGGTCAAGCATATAGGAAAGAGAATTTAAGAAATGTCTTTGGTGATGTTTTTGATGGGTTTACTATACTTAAAACTGGACAAAATAAAGACAAAGTTCTTGCTAAGTGGGAAGGCACTGAATGCTACTGGATTGAAGACAAAGTATCAAATATTAAGATGGGAAATGATGCTGGTCTTGAAGGAATTCTAATAGAACATCATTGGAATGATGATTGTCATGACGAGAGAAAAGTCAAGACATGGAAAGAAATTTATAATATTATTACAGGAGAATAGATGGTTGATAGTGGTAAAGGATGGTCAGAGGAAATATACGGGATATATTTTAATTATGGCAGTTTTGGTCGTACTCAAAATAGAGCACAACGAGGAAAAAACTTTGCTAAATGTGTAACATTATTAGCTAGCTTAAATGCTTTAGAGCTTAAAGAAGCAATTTCTGAAGCAACGTTAATGCAAAGAGTTATTTTAAATAAAAAAATGGAGAAGATAAATGGTAAATTTAGTAACCAATAAAGCTGAAGAAACTACACACTTACGTAGCAAATCTAAGTTTTATATTGCTGGTTGGGTTGCAAATCGTGAATGCGAAAACCCACAAAAATTACCTGAGTCTTGTAAAGGTGATATTGTTGTTGAAAGATGGCATGAAGAATACCTTACAGGCTACGGCGATTTTTTAGCAAATGGGGAATGTCTAATGAATAGATAGTATAAATAACTCTATATCACAACAGTTAAATCTGATGACAGATCAAGAGTTATTCTTGAATGTACAAAATAAATTGCATCACATCGGTATGATGGGGCAGTGGTACCAACGGTACGATATTTCAAAATCTGCAGAAGAAGCTAAAAAAATAATTGATGAACTAAAAATGAGAAATGATGAACCATGTGGTATGAGTAGAAAATAATGGAGGTAACTATGGCGTTACTTGAAGATATAGTTGATTTTTGTAAAACAGAATTGGACATCCCTCAGGATGTTTTAGTGTCAGTTGAGCGCGAAGATATATCAGAAGACAATGTTAAAGGTTGGACCACCGATTCTGCTGAAGATGATGAGTACGATATTGAAATAGATTCACGCCTTGGTTTCAAAGAAACTATCATAACCGTATGCCATGAAATGGTGCACGTTCTCCAATTACACGAAAATCGTGAGCTTGATGAAAATGAAGCTTACGAAAAAGAGGAAGGTTTATATAGAAAGTATATAAATAACTCCTAGTAGCCATCCCTACTTAAAAAAGGATTTTTTTGTTTAAATAAAAAAGGAAATAATATGTTTAAAAAACTACTAGTCGCGACGGCGGCAATGGCGTTTTCAGCAGTTACATTTGCTGGAATAGCGCTAACGGGTTTGTATGAGGGAACACTAGATTCACACGGTGCTTATACTCAAGACATAACAACTACAATGAAAGGTTCGGCAGGCAACTCAAGTGTTACTGTTGTTTTAGACGGAGCTTTTGATGTACACGATATGTATGTAGAAACAACTTCTGGTCCTCTAACATTTACGTTAGGTGACAAATCTGGGGATGACCCGGATTCAGTATCTATTGGTGTTACAGCAACATCAGGTGGATTTACTGTAGGATTAAATCAAGTCTCAGGTGGCTCAACAACAATCGATGTTGGTGGTGCACTTGCAGGTATT